CAACCCGCGGGCGGTGCAGGGTGCGGCGATGAATGCGATGAAGCAGAACTCCGGCCGCCGGCAGTCCGCAGCCCTGCAAATGAGTCCAGGGCTGGTGGTGGGATAAGGAGGCGCCAATGGAATGGCAGGCAGTCACGGCCCTGTGCGCCGTGGCCGTGATCGCGTCTACCGTGGTGGGGGTCTTTGTGCGGCAGAGCGTGGGCGAGGCCATCGCCCGGCTGAAGTTCGAACTCCTGGAGCTGCTCGATGAGCGTTACATCCAGCGCCGGGAGTGGCAGCAGTGGGTGGAGCGCTGGAGGCTGCGGCAGGATGACGCGAGCGGAACTGATTGATCGCCTCGCCCGGGCGATCGCCGAGATGGAAGGGTTCTTTGTGAGCGAGCCACAGGCCCGGGCGCGCAAGATCCGCTATCCGACGCTGGCCCAGATCAACGCGAACCCCGGCAACCTCCGCCAATGGCGGGACAGCCGCGGGCTGCCGTACCCGACATCGAATGGATATGTCGACTTCGTCGCCTGGGCTTCGGAGCGGTTCCCCGGCGTGAGCCGCGAGGAGCTGAGCCGGCGGGCGCTGGAGGAGGGCTGGCGGGTGCTGCGGGTGCTCATTGGCCAGTATCTGGATGGCCGCTACACGCAAGGCAAGCAGCCGACCTGCGCGGAGATGTTTCGGGTGTATGCGCCCTCATCGGACGGCAACCAGCCGGCCCACTACGCAAGGTTTGTGGCTGGCAGGCTCGGCGTGCGCCCGGACCAGCGGCTGCTGGATCTGGTGACATCCTGATGCCCGACTCGGTTCAGAACGCAGCGCCGCTCACCGTGCTCCCGGCGAGCCTCTCGAGCGCCTTCGTCCACCAGCGCGAGTATCCGGTCCTGGACAATGAGTACCGCAACGGCGAATCGCAGCGCTCGGTTCAGGCGACCAACAGCCGCAAGCGCTGGCGGCTGGTGAAGCGGCTGACGCCAGCCCAACTCGCCGAACTGCGCGACTTCTACGATGCCCGCAAGGGTCCGGCTGAACCGTTCTACTTCTACGATCCCTGGGAGACCGTCCCAAGGTTCTCGCACGATCCGACGGGACAGGCCACGCAGGGGCGGTACACCGTCCGGTTCAACAGCGACTGGAGTCAGTCGCTTGGGCTCGCGCTCGCGGAGCTACAGATCGAACTCGTTGAGCTGGCCTGAGACGCCTCCCACTTCTTATCCGAAATGCCACACCCGAACAGAGTTGGGCTCAGGATCTAGCAAAGTCGCTCAACAGCCTATATTGACGGAACTTATCTGCCAAGGGATTGACCAAAGAGCTGCGCTGATCTTGTGTCAGAGAGGCTCCATGGAATGCGCCAAACAAGGCCTCAGTATGGCTTCGGATGAGACGGACATCATCCATCGTAATCTGGAGGGCCTTGTAATCGCTATCTACCCGGTGCGACGTCAGGTGGGCTAACATAACGTTTAACCACTCACGAATCTCTCTTAGCCGCGGTGGCGCATCCGGGGGCGACCACGTGGGAAGAAAATCGGTGACTACAACATCAGTGTCCCACTTTTTTCCCCGATAGAAAAAATCCCAGACTACGCGGAAGTGAAGAAGGCACGCTTCCAGCAGGAATCCGTCCAAGGGCGTCTTCCGGAACTGCTTCGAGAGAATCATTTCGGTGCTGACGTAGAGGGAATCTACTTCGTACATTAACTCACCGAGGATTGGCACTTGTGGCATACCGCCATAGTACCACCCCGCTATCTGATCGTTCTGTATGACTAGTGTGGGCGCGACCACACGCATGTGAACCCACAAGGCAAATCAAGGGCAAGCCCCGGATGGCGTAGGTCACCGGATTTAAGCATCACCTAAGCCTTATCCTTCAATGCTTGACTCTATCGGCCACGTCCCAGTCCCTGAGATCACGCCGTCCGGCGTATTTCCGCTCGTGCCCGATTACCCGCTCGAGGTGCGCCGCGACCATGAGGTTGTGGTGCATCAGTTCGGATCAGGGAACGCCAAGATCGAGCAGCGGTTTCTGCTCGGGACCGGCGCCCGGCGGTTCACCATCCGCAAGCAATGGCTCCGTGACGCCGACCGGATAGCGCTTCGCAACTTCTGGGAGACGAAGTACGGGCCTTACGGCGCGTTCACGTTCAACGCCCTAAACGACAACGGCATCGGGACCACGCCGGTCCTCTGCCGTTTCGCCAACGAGCCGCTCTCCTGGGAGATGTTGGCGGACTGGGCGTGCTCACTGGGCGTGACGCTGGTCGAGATCCCCACCGCGAACCCATCCTATCCGCTCAACCAGACCGTCAACCGCTTCCCGCCGGCCGCGCTCCAGACCGCGCTGCTGTCCCAGGTGCAGGAGATCATCCCGCTTGTCCTCATCCAGCCCCTTCAGCCAGGCTACCCGGCGATCTACCTCTCCGACCGGCGCTGCACCATCGGCGGCCAACTCTACCAGGCGCGGATCGTCGAGTTCGATGGGATCTCCCAGTCTCTCGGCGGGGAGTCTGACCAGGCGCAATTTGTCTTTGGCAACGCCGACCGCGTGATGCGCGACCTGGCCAACGACGTGGATCTGTACCGGGCGGCGGTTCAGTTCTCGCTCTACCACGTCGGCACGGGCGTCAAGCTCGATCTGTGGCAGGGCCACGTCGTGAACTGGTCCTGCGACCAGGGGCCGGAGTTCCATGTCACCGCCGCCGATGGGCTTTACGAGCTCAACCTGCCCTATCCCACCAGGAAGATCTCCCGCACCTGCTGGAAGCAGTTTAAGGATGGCGTAAGTTGCCCCTACACCGGCCCGGATACGTCCTGCGACAAGGGTTTCGACACGCCAAACGGCTGCCGGGCTCATGGCATGGACAACTATTTCGGCGGCATCCTCGCCAAGCCGCAAAGCGTCCGTATCAAGGATAACTCGACCGGAGTGTGGGGCTTCCGGCGGTCCAGCATCACCAGCACGTCGCTCGTGGCCGAGTCGATCTACGACCAGATAGTGCCGGAGATCTACACCGATTCGGCCATGCCGGTCAACTGCAAGATCGCCATGGGCCGGGAAGAGTCGGACTTCTACGCTGCCCTGGGGATCGTGGGTGAGGGGCCGATCGGCGCCTTCGGAACGGGCCACACGCTGGACAACCAGCTACACCACGGGCCGGGCGACTTGGGGCTGTACCTCAACGCCGGGCCGGACCCGAACCCGCAGCCGTTCGGCTTCGACACGGACAACGCACCGGAGCGGGCGGCCGGCACCGCCTTCCTGATGATCCGGCGCATGGACGAGAAGGGCTTTCAGTTATCGAAGCTGGAAGAGCACTCCATGCAGGCGGTCATCAATCAGGGACTCGGGGGATGGGTGTGGAGCGGAGTGGGGCAGCGTGTATGGATTCCGGGGCTCACGAATCCCATCTGGATCGCGGTCAACATGCTTCTCCGGGCGCGTGGCCTGCGGTTTGCCAGCGCACAGGTCTGCGAGCAGTACTTCGACGTCGAGGCGGCGGTCGAGGCGGCGGCGGTCTGCGACCAGACGGTGACCAGCCTGTTCCCGCGCAGGATCAAGGTCTGGGTCGAGGATCAGGAGGGATACTACGACGAGTTCGGCCAGTGGCACGAGCCGGAAGGCCACTACGAGTGGCAGGAGATCAACCAGGAGACTCAGTTTAAATTCCGGGGCGTACTTCAGGAAGAGAAGCCGCTGCGTGACTGGCTCCAGGAAGTCCTCGCCAACTGCCTCGGCTACTACACCTTCGCCAACGGCAAGCTCAAACTGGGCATCCGGGTAAACTCCTCGGCCGTGGAGGCCTTCACTGAGGGCAACATCTTGTTCCGCAGCCTCCAGCTTGCGCCGCTTAAGCCTGGCTTCAACCACCTGACGGCCAACTTCGCCGATGAGGAGTTCGACTTCGCCGGCAACTCCATCTCGCTCTATGACGCCGATCATGCGGCGTGGTTGGGCGGCGGGGCCGGGCCGCTGTACCTCAAGGCAAGCCTCAATCTGGCCGGCACAGCGTCAAAGTCCCAGGCAGCCCGCATCCTCACCACACGGCTGCGCGAGGAGTTAGGCGGGATCAGCGCCGAGGAATGGAAGAAGGCCCGGCAGGTCAGCTTCCGCACAACGGTGCTCGCCTTGAACACTGAGCCGGGCATGGTGTGCTCACTCACGCATCCTGACATGCCTGGCGGCCCGGGCGAGTTCCGGGTCACCGGCTGGCGATTGAAACGCGATCACTCCATCGACATCGAGGGCCGGACCACCACGGACTCGATGTACGACCTGGCGATCGGGCCGAAGCCGGCGGACGTGCCTCCGAGTGAGGTCCCGGTTGAGCCGGGCTACGACCAGGCTCCCCATGTTCAGGTGTTCCGCGCCGGGCGATTGCAGCAGGATGGGCAATTCGCGCCGGAGATGTACTGGGACGACCGCCGCCAGCGGATGCTGATCGACTGGGCATGTCTCGCGCCCGAGGACCGCACGAACTGGTCCGGGGTGCAGGTGTGGATCCGGTCGCCTCGGACGGGAGGGGGCTACGACTACACTCCGGCCACCGATCCCATCCCGCAGAGCCAGTTCACGCTGCCGCGGCGGGTGGAAGGGGGAGAGCAGCAGGTCCCGTACCTCTACGACACCATCGCCATCGAGCCCGAGAGCATCCCGCAGCCGCCGCAGACCTGGACGCTCATCTGCGCCAGCATCAGCCGCTTCGGAGCACTCAATCGGGACTCGGAAGGCAACCCGTTTGGGCCGACGGTGGAGTTGACGACCCTGCCGAGGGCGGATTACGTCTCGGACTTCGCTGCCGAGGCCGTCTATGAGATCACTGAGAGCGGCGACCAGCAGTTCCGGCCCCGGGGCTCCTGGACTAATCCCACGACGCCGCGGTACAAGGGGGTGCGCATCCTCATGCGCGGGTGGGAGGCGGCGGACATCACCGTGGCCGACGCTGCCGAGGGCGCCTCCTCGTTCGCTTCCCAGTCCTGGCCCGTGCCGCAGGCCGCAAAGAACATCACTCTGTACGCTGTCCCGGTCTATGGTGATGGCACGGTGGGCGCCATCGTGCCGGGTTCCACGCCCTCGGTGGCGCTGACGATCCAGCGGCTCACCGGCGACGCCGGGCGGGAGTACGCCGATCTGGTGACAGGGTTCACCGCTGCGCTAGCAAGCCCGGCCTACGCAGTCAACGGTCAGGGGCAGCGGGTGCTGCGGGTCAATCTGTCGTGGTCCAACCCGTCCGATCCGCGCTTCGGTGGGGTGGCGCTCTATGTCTACTGGACGGATGGCCGAACCTACCAGCTTGCCAGCTTCGAGCGGGGGACATCATTCCAGTGGGAGACAAGCAACTTCCCGGCGTCGGCAGCCAACGCCACCTTCTACGCCCGGTCCGTGGACACCAACAACCGGGTGAACACCTATGTGGCCGGCGTGACTCCCGCGCAGACCATCCAGATCCCGGCTCCAACCTCAGACAACGCGCCCGCAGAGTGGTGCTCCCACGTCTCGAACTTCAGCGCCTCGGTCTCCTACCCGATGACGGCGGACGGGACAGCCCGGGCGGTGGTCACCTGCGCCTTCACCCCGCCGAATGATCCCCGCTGGGGAGGGGCGAGCATCCGCACCACGACCGATTTCGCGGTCTACATCGGCAGGGTGGAGGGCTCGAAGTCACCCTTGACGTTCGAGCTCCCGGTAGGCATCACGCCCACCACAATCTACGTCGCTGCCGTCAGCTTCGATGTGAACGGGCGCATGAACACGCCCGCGGTCGGAGGCGGGACTCCCTGGCAATCCATCATCGTGGGCAACGCGGCCGGCCAGCTTGATCTCTCCCGAGCCAAGCCCACCAGCTACGACCCGGATATCTTCACCGTAACCGATGGGAAGTTCAAGGTCTGGCAGTTCAACGGCAGCCTGATCGTCGCCGGTACGGTGTCGAGTGACAAGCTCGCTACCAACGAGATCATGGTCGGCGGCGGAGGGAACAAGCCGGGGAAGTTCGGGGTCTACAACGCGCTCGGCCAGCAGATCGGCTGGATCGGCGTGCAGGGGACAGATGAGGGTGCATGGTTCAAGACCGCCCGCATCGGCGGGACCAGTTACTCGAGCGCGCCATTCCAAGCCGACACCAACGGGAACGTCTCGCTGAATGAGGCCACGATCCAGGCATCCGGGTCGTGGACGGACTCATTCGGTGTGAACCGTTCCCAGACGTTCGCGGTAACGCCAGCATCGACGCAGATTGTCGTGCTGACGGAGACAAGCGGAAGCATCGACGCCAGCAAGCGCAGTCGAACCGTGTTGGGAAGCGGCGGTGTCGACATCAGAGCCGCCGATGGCGGATCATACCCCCGCCTGCTTCTAACTAGGGGTCACAACCCAGGTGGAGGTGGAGGCTTAATCCCAGAGGTACTACTGGCCAACTTGCTGGTAGATCCGGGCCAAGACTCATCCGGTAATTTTGCTCAGTTTTTGGTGCAGGCATCCCGCTACCCGGCCACAAATTCGTCTGGATGCAACCTGAGCATTTGGTCCAGCTTCCCAGGCCAAGTGAGCGAATTCCGAATTTCGGCGATCGCCGGGCAACTCGCAACCATGTCCGTCAGGAACATGAACGTAACTGTGGACGACACCTCTGCCTTTACCGGAAGCGTTCAAGTGAAGAAGCCAGACGATACGACAGCAACCCTCACGTTCTCGCAGGGCTGGCTCGTAGGAGTGAGTTAAATGACCATCACCATTGAAATCGACGACAACACCTTCAACGCCATCGCCGAGCACATCTGTGGCCTGCGTAAGCCGCCGCGCCAACTGGAGAACGGCGCGGTGATCTCCGAGCCGCTGTTCGAGGGGCCGGAGCAGTACATCGAAGAGGTCTTGGCGCAGAACTTCATGCGCATCCTGGAGGCCAACCCTACGCCGGAGATGCTCCAGGCAAAGCAGCAGCTCGAAGCTGCACAACGGGCCATGCTTGCCGCAGCCAAGCCCGCCGTGCGGTCCGCGCGAACGCTGCTGAAGCAGGAGCCGGAGAAGTAAGGAGGCCACATGGGCGACAAGAGCTACGCCTGGGCCAATCAGATTCTCAACGACCTGCGCTCGCAATCCCTGCAAGTCGCGCTCTATACCACCCTTCCCGACAAGAACGACTCCGGCGGCGTGGAGGTCTCCGCCCCGGAGTACCAGCGGCAGGCAATCACACTGACTGCGCCGAGCAACGGCCAGTGCGCGAACTCGAGCGAGATCCTGTTCCCGGAGGCGACCTCGGCCTGGGGGACTGTCGTGGGATTCGGCATCCGGGTGGTCGGAGGGGCGCTGCGCTATGTGGACACGTTCACCGGCGGGCCGGTCACGGTGAGCGCGGGACAGCAGCTTCGATTCAAGGCCGGGCAGCTTCAGGTGCAGGAGAGTTGAGATGCGCAGAGTGATCCCTCTGATCTTCGTGTGTCTGTGCCTTCTGGCGCAGAATCCGAACACGGCCAAGTATCCGTCCCAACTGGCTGGCGATCAAGACTTGCTGGTGGCCCGCGACAACTCTACCTCCACCCTCACGGCAGGGATCAACTCCACCACGCTGTCGATCCCGGTGGCCGACGGGTCGAAGTTCACCGCCTACGAGCTCGTCACCATCGACTCCGAGCTCATCCTGATCTGCTCGGTGAGTGGGAACACCCTGACGGTCTGCTCGGGTGGGCGTGGTTTCGGAGGCACCAGCGCCGCCTCGCATGACTCCGGGGCCGCCGTGGACGGTTTCATCAACGCATGGCACCACAACCAAATAGCCGCCGAACTCAAGGCCGTGCAATCCTCGCTTGGCGCGAACTTGGGCAACGTGGCTCTGGTGGGCCACAACCACGACAGTACCTACCAAGCGTTGAACCAGAAGAACCAGGCCAACGGCTACGCCGGGCTGGATGGATCAGGGCTGCTGGCTGTTTCTCAGATCCCAGGCCTTCCGGCCACCAAGATCACCAGCGGACAGCTTTCCACCGCCTATGGCGGCACTGGACGAGGGGTAACCTGGACGCCCGGCTCCATGCTGTTCATCAACTCCTCAAATGCCTTCGAGCAAGACAACGCCAATCTGTTCTGGGACAACACCAACAAGCGCCTGGGGATCGGGAACAATGCCCCTACGGAGAAGCTGGAGGTCACAGGCAACGTCAAGGCCACCACGTTCATCGGCAGCTTGAGCGGCTCGGCGCCTTGGAGCCAACTCAGCGGCAAGCCGTCGTTGTCCGGCACTGGAAGCTGCACCAATCAGTTCGTGCGCGGGCTCAACGCCGAGGCAGTGCCAACCTGCGCCACCGTTGGGACGGCGGACGTAGCAACCGCGCTCAAGACGGGTGTCATCAACTACACCTTCTTCGACGTGAACAACGACTTGCCGGACACTCTGGACATCGACAGCATCTTTGTGAACCGGGGCCCGGACATCACCCTCACCGAGGTCTACTGCGAGATCAACGGCGGCAGCGCCTCGATCAACCTCCGCCGCGACGACGGCTCGCCGGCCAACATCCTGTCGAGCAACCTGACTTGCTCGACTTCGGGGGCCACGACGACATCGTTTGTGAGCGGCGAGAACAGCCTCACCTCAGGCCACAAGATCGACCATGTGACCGTTTCGGTCGGCTCCGGTCTGCGGCGCATGAACATCGCCATCAAGTACACGGTGAACTGAGATGAGGAAGAATCTCTGTCTTCTCCTGCTTGCCTCCGGTCTGGCCGCCCAGGACCGTACCGAGGCGCTGCTCAGCAAGCTGGCCGAATCGCCCAGGCTGGCGCGGATCAAGGGCGCCGTCGAGCAGCGGCGGGATCTGTCCGGGGTGACATACCGGGTCGCGCCGAACCGGTACCGGGCCGTGTTCGGCCCCGGTTTGACATGGCGCGATGAGCGGGACGAGATCCAATTCAATGAGCCGCAACTCTGGCAGACCGACCGGGGCTGGACGCTGACGGGCGGGCCGGTGCGCACGCGCATCACCCGTGACGCGGACGGCGACGTGGTGGAGTTCTGGCGGGTGTCGGACGGTCAGTGGGTCAACTCGCTCACTATGAAGCCGGGGAAGCTGGAACACGAGAGCGGCTTCCGCTTCAGGCTGAGCGCCCACGGGCTGGACTGGACCTTCGAGGTCAATGGACAGGGCTTCGACCTGCGCTCCGCGCCGATTCCAAAGTCTCTCGGAGAGCGGACCTACGCATGGCAGATCTCCGGGCCGCTGAAACCGGATGAGGCTGGGAATCTCACGGGTGAAGGGGGCACGCTCATCACTCGGGCTGTGATCCTTGGCGCGAATGGGAAGCGGCATCCATGCAGCGGTTGGAGTCCGTCCGCTGAAGGGTTCGCGTTCGCCTGCGACGATTCTGATCTCCCGCCCGAGGCGTTCCCCTACGTCATCGACCCGACCGGAACCTACTACGCCGGGGACTTCATCTCCGCTTATGGGAACGGCGGACCGTGGGTGCCGTCGTATGTGGGAACTGCGGGTCAGGCGGAAGTCACCGCCGGGTACGAGTACAGCTACGTTTGGGCGCTGCTGGCGTTCAAGTTCGATACGTCGCCCATTCCCGACAATGCCACCATCACTGCAGCCCAACTCTACCTCTATTTAAACAGCATCACCAACCCGGAGAGCCGAACGCTGGCGATTGAGTGGTACAACCCCAACAACTGGTCCGGCGAACAGGTGTACCAGCAGACGCCCGTTAGCGGGAACATTCTATCCTCCTGGACGCCGTCCGTGGGATGGAATGGCGTCGGCCTCGACTCCAGCAACATCTCCAAGACCGGCTACACGGCGATTCGGATCTCTGCATCTTCAACCTCTCCCACGCCGACGCAGCTTAACTCTTGGACTTTTGGCGCACCGGGGTGGAGCAATCCACCATACATCGAGGTGACTTACACCCTACCGCCCTCCGCGGTCCAGATAATCGTGGTCACGTCCGGGCCGGCGAGGTAACGACATGCCACTGTTCGGCAGGGGCAGATTCGGTGAAACCCGCTTCGGCGGCGCCAGCCGGTTCATTGACGTCACCGGTCTGACTGGTGGGGAAGGGGCAGTCAGCGGGACCACGTTCCTGCTCGGCTCCGTCCAGGGAGCCGCCCAGGGGGACGGGCAGGTCGCGGGCGCCGTCTATCGCACCGGTGTGCTGGTCTCGCTG